CAGCGCTTTGATCTGTGCGTAGACAGAGGCTGTCAGGTAGTTGTATGTCTCGTTCAGCTTCTCACTGGCTGCGACAGGGTTGCGGCCAAGTTCTGCGAACTGTTCAGCGGTCTTGCTGACCGCTTGGCCGACGGTCTTCTCCATCTTCAACGCGACTGCGCTGAAGTATTCAAGACTGCTGCCTGCCACCCGCCCGGTGGATGCCAACTCAGCCAAGGCAGCTGCGGCAGCGTGTTGGGTGCCAACAGACTTGGAGACTGACTCTGCGTACCCTTGCATCTGCGCGGCAGTGGTGCCCGCAGCATTGCCAGACAGGATCAGGGCGTTGCGGTAGCCATCAAGCTCTTTGCTGCCGACGTAGTAGGCGTATGTGAGGCCAGCAACAGCCGCAGCGGCGAGGGTGAAGGGGTTGACAAGCCCCAGGATGTAGCCGCCCATCGCCTTGGCAGCGGGGCCGATGCCACCGAAAACGTCTTTAAGCTGACCACCTTGCTGGAGCAGCACGGTCATCGGGGCATGACCCCCTTGCAAGCTGACAACAATGTCAGTCAACTGCGCGGGCACTTGGCGCAGTGCGGCGGTGGTTGCCTTTGCCGACATGCCCAGGCCACCCATCGCTGCTTCGGATGAGCGCAGCGCGTCTTGCGCGGCCTTGTTCTTGGCGGTGAGTTCCTGGAGTTCTGCGATGTAGGGTGCTAACCGCTTTGTGTTAGCGCCACGGTCAGTCGCCAACTGGGCCAGGAACTCTGCCTGCCCTTTGCCTGCGGCCTTCTGGCTGGCAATGGCTCTCTCAAAAGAGGCAATGGCATTCTTGGTAGCTCGGTCTACCTTCTGCGAAGTCTGTTCAGCAGCATCACCAACAATCTTGGTTCCTGCTGCCGCTTCTTGTCCTGCTGCGCCAGCCGCCCTGCCCAAGTCCTTAAGTGACTTAGCTGCCCGCGCTGTGCCCGTGACTACGCCTTCAACGTCTGCACCGATGACAATTTGCGAGGCTAAGTCTGACATTCTTGATTCCAAAGTGGTAGACCCCGAAGGGTCTATTTGCTTTCTTTGCTCTGTTCACCCAGAACAGACAGCGCTTCGTATTCCATCGTGCGGATATCGTCCTCAAGCTGTTCGTATTGCTCGGGTGTCAGTGCCCGGCGATCCAGCTTGTGATAAAGCACGTTGTAGTCAAGGCCCGTAGGCCCAGCCATGCCGACGCGCCACTGTGTCTGCAGTTGGATGAAGAGCGCTACTGCATCTGCGTTCTCGGGCCAAATGTCCACAGCGTTGTCGCTGTAGTCAGATAGCTTCAGGCCGAATGCGGCAAGCTCTGATTCATCTGCATCCCGTTCGTAAAGTGCGCGGGATGCCTCTCTCAGTTTCCCAGGCGGGCCTGGGTCAACTCAGCGAAATACTTCTCGATGATGACGCGGGCGGCACCCAGGTAGTTGTCTATCAGGAGGGCTACGTTCTCGCGTGTGAAGGGGTCATCCAACTCCCAACCGGACGCCAGACCCATGATGGCCTCTGCGTCTTCCATGCCTGCCAGCGCGTCCACGAATTCCTTGAACTGCTCACGGGTGCGGCCCTTGAAAGTGAATTCCACTTCCACGGCCTTTGCGCCTGGAACGGGGATGGCTACCTTGGCCTTGAACGTAGGTGCGTTGGTGAGTGCTAATTTGACTTTTGCCATGATGTTTGTTCTCTGTTTGAATCAAAAAGACCCCTGTATCGGTAGCTAACAGAGGGGCATAAAAGGCCCACCCTTGAGTCGCTTCAAAGGTGGGCTGGCAACGCTTAGGAGGCGTAGCGGACAGGGCGAGATTGCAGGCTGAACGAACATTTCACCTGCATCACTTGGCCCTTGTTCAGCGTGGGCGTTTCGTTGAAGGACACGTAGCCTTGGTACAGCACGAAGCTGCCGTCAGGCATTGCCAACTTCAGAGCGCGAGTGGCGCGAGCGTCAGATGCAGCCTTCAGCGCGATATAGCCAGCCAGTGTTGGATCGTCTGCAATGTCGATGGAAATCGACTGTGCGCTGAAGATCGTTGGGATTTGCGTTTCAAAGTTCTGCTCCAGGAAGGAGTAGTTCGCAAACTGCTGGTCGCCACCGGAAGTGGTGAAGCCCATGATCTGGCTCACTTGCGTGAACGCAGAAATCTTGGTCACAGTGCCTGTGCCAGAACCAGCGGGGTACAGCGTGGTGGAGCTTGTGTCGATGCCTTCCAGCGCGAACGTGTTGGTGGCCGAAGATGCCACGCGCACGATGCGGTTGTTGAGGTTCGACCAGCCGCTGACCACGTACACCAGATCGCCCGTGGACAAGCCGTGAGCGGTAGCAGTAACAACGCCGGGGTTGGCGTTGGTGACTGCCGTGGTGCTGATCGCAGAAGCGTAGGTAGTGGCGAGAGAAACAATCGCGCCGTCAGGTAGTTTTGCAGCCATGTGTGGGCCTTCTTTCTTCAGAAAAGCCCCGATAGGGGCGTTGGGGGACGCCCTTTCGGGCAACAAAAAAGCCGCTGCGGATTGCTCCGAAGCGGCTTTAAGGGATTGGCTTATTCAGCCGGGTTGGTTAGCGGTCAGACCAGATCGAAAAGTCCTGGGTTGACCCGTAATAGTTTGTTTCTTCGTCGTACAGCGCGACAGGGCCACCGATGGGTCGGGCCTGCATCGCAGTGGTTGTGTAGAAAGCGTTTTCGATCAGCACAGCCAGCGTGGTGGCGTTCTGGCGGCTGTTGCTCCAGACGTTGACCTGGAACCTGCCGTTGCGCTTGCTGGGCAAGGTGTTGTCAACGAAGCTCAGTGCCTCACCACCGACCTGTTGATAGGTGATGTAGGGCAGCGTGGTTCCGAGCGGTGCCACGTCGGGATAGACGCGATCCGCGACCATCGAGCGCAGGAGCGTGTAGATGCTTGCTTCGACTGTCATCCGAGTGCTTTCTGAACGCGCCTGTAGACGCCTTCACGCACGGCTGATTCAGCTTGCGTGTGCTTCGCGGCATAGGCTGGCCGCAGGAATGGGTGCGCTGGGGTGCGCAAGGTTCCGTACTCCACCATGAAGCCGTAGGGAACCTTCTTGTGGTTCCAGGCAACGTGGTAGGTGGCCTTGGCTTCGCCGCTGTTGTCCTTTGAATAGACTTGATAGATGGCCGACTTCAGCGACCCAGCGTTGAACCAGTATTTCTTGCCGTTCTTCTGAAACGAGGTGCCGTGGAACCAGTGCCCTTTGGTGTGGACAGGAACCCTGACTCGCATCTCGTCGTAGTAAATCTGTGCGCCCTCTTGCGCTGCCGGTCGCGTTGCCCGGCCTAGCTCGTCGGCAGTTGCGCGT